CGTGAATTTCGCGGCCAACCAGGCGCCACTCGTATCAACCTCCAAGTACACTAGAAATGTACCTGCCGGATCTGATGCGTATGACGCCGTGAATGTTCGCGCACTCGAATCCCTTATGATTGGTGCCCTTTGGCAGCAGTCAGCGGGATGGGGTGATATGCTCTGTAACGGCGTTCTCTAATGCCGCCCAGTTCATATAAGACCTTATGGCAGCGTTTAGCTGCTATTATTGTCTATTCACTTGCCGGATACTTAGCGGGTAAGCACGGGATCACCCTGCCCCCCCTCAATTTTACTTAACTAACTCTGCCCTCGGAGGGCAAAATGAGCAAGATATATTTTGAAGTTGGTTTTATTCAGGATGGCTTCTTGATCTCTACTGCAATGCGGATATTCGATAAGTTTTCCGCAGCTGCAGCAGAACGTGCTATCGCGGCTAAGGTCTTTGGTAATAGGTCAAAGGATAAATATAGAGTCAGAGTGATTTTCGTTGACGAGATTCCTCTCGCTAGCGAATGGCACCCGCTTTACTTATCGTACACAGATCCCTCGAACCCGAAATCATCCGGCCGTGGCCGCTTGGCCATTTGGCAGATGTGGACGGGCTCTAGGGCCAAGCATGTCGAACCGGACTTATTTAGTGAAGCCATGGTCTCGCGACCAGGCGACACTTATGTAGGCACGTACGACCCGTTTGGGTGGCCGATGGTAAAGCGCATTCCGGGCGAAACTGCCGACGCTTTTTCAAAGCGTATGCAGCTTGTCCTGAATATGACTTCATTATAACCCTTCCCTTACCATTGACGGAGTGTTTAGTCTATGGGCCTAAATCCGACGGCTCTTTACACTCACCTTCTAGGTGACGTTAAAGGTCAAATCAGCGAGGCCGCCTACAATTCCATTGTAGGCGGTTACTTTCTGTGGCCAGGGATGACCAGGAAGGAAGCAGCGGTGGCAAGTATCGTTAGGTCGTGCTTGAAGAAATTAAAGCCCGATTCTAGCGAGATTCTTGACGCCCGAGCCTCCGAAAAATTCCTACAATGCAATGAAGCATGCAGGACCTGGGTAGTCCCTGAACCCGTTTCCTCGTACCAGGATGAATTACTCGGCGAGTTTAGACGCGCCTTGTATAAATTCTGGTATAAGGACGGGACGAATGCGATATTTGATCATGACTATGACGCCCTTTATTATGGGCGTTGTGGTCCTGGTTCTGCTATCGATTCGCGCGGCGGCGATTGGTACGTTAAACTGTACGACTCGTCGTTGACCCATACGAAAC